CTACCAGTTCCAAATGAGCAGTTCTTGCTGCTCTCCAGAGCGTTTTGAGCCTCCTACCGTGTAACGTATTCCAAGCGTCTTCATTTGTAGTCCAGCAAATGCCTCGCGCATTTCGGGGATGTCATTCACGCTGATCACCATCTTGCCTTTGATTGTCTTCGCAAGCTCGGCCATCAAGGCATATTGCTCTAGTCCAAAATCTACACCATAACCTGCGGTACTCCAGTAAGGCGGGTCTAAATAGAACAAGGTTTCTGGCTTATCGTATCGCCTTACGCACTCAGCCCAGTCCAACCGCTCGATATAGGTTCTTGCCAAGCGTAGGTGAGCAACGCTGAGATCTTCCTCAATCCTTAACAAGTTCAAACCAGCGGGTCGAGACGCTGAACATCCAAAATTCTGACCTGATACTTTCCCGCCAAACGCCAGCTTTTGAAGATAGTAGAAGCGACTCGCTCGCTGAATATCGGTTAGTGTTTCAGGGTTAGTATTCTTCTGCCATAAAAACTCTTCACGGCTAATTAAAGCCCATTTAAAGTGCCTTATAAACTCCTCTAAATGATGTTTAATGACTCGATAAAGATTCACCAAGTCGCCATTCATATCGTTGACCACTTCCACCCTCGCCTCGTCCTTGCTGAAGAACATTGCTGCACCGCCGCAGAAGGGTTCGACATAGGTATGGTGTTCAGGGAATATCGGTAAAATCTGCTTAACTAATCTACGCTTACCACCCATCCAAGGGATAATCGGTTTTGGCATGTGAGCCTCCTTTTTTAGGATTTTTCTGCTAGGCTCGGTTCGCCGTGTCGACGCGGTGAGGGAGCCTTGGTTGGCTCACAGGGTGTTATCCTGTGTGTTAACGGTCTAGCAGTGTTGGTAGCATTGCTAGACCGCTCTCTTTTATCAAATCTCTAATTCAACATACGTCAGGTCGGCGGCTTGGCCTTGGATCTGACCATCAACGATATACACTTTCCCACTGGTGACTGAGTCCCCCAAAACGGTCTGATAACTGCCATCGGCGTGCTGTACTGTCGTGGTGCCATTCGTCACGTTAATCACAGTGGCAACACTGCGCTGGGGCTTAGGGTTTAAGTTCGCTAAGCGTTGATAGATGTTGCTCATGCTGCCACCTCATTACGCAATAGCGTCACGGTCTGATTCACTGTAACCATCCCCGTTGACTCATTAACGCTGCCGCTTATGCTGAAGCTTTCACACACTGACTTAAACACCTCGGCACCTTTGCGAACCCCAATTAACATGCCTGGTCGCATGGGTGGCAAATCCGCCATGACCTTTGCGCGAATGCTGTTTTGCACCTTATTACCTGCGTTGGCTAACTCGGCCGTTGCACGCATTCTCGCGGCTTGATTATCAGTGATTAATTTATCCACTATATCAGCAGCAAAGTTGTCACCAGCGGTCCCGAAACGTTTCACTTTCGCCGCCACGCCTTGTTGCTCACCACGTACAAACACCGCATTAGCATCGGGACGAATATCGATACGCTCGTTAAATTCGAGGATCACTCCATCGTGCAAAATCACATCAGGGATCGCGCTTGCGGTATTCCAAGGCACGACTGGCCACTGAGGGATCACCGTTATAGTCTGAGTTTCATCGTTCACATCGAGCATGGCCCCAATGCTATTTGCCATCATGTTAATGGCTTCAGCGGGAGTTTTAGCGGCATAACTAAAGGCGTTTGCAGGTACAGGGTAATCGCTGATTTTACTGGCGACAGTCCACTCAGTATTGCCCACAATATCGGCCATCAAACCAATAAAGCTGCGGGCTACTACGTTCACATAGTTGATGGCCTTTCTGTTCGGGCTGGCGAGTGTGGCTAAGCGACCTCGACCTGTCGCGCTATAACTGGTTTTGCCGAAGGCTTTAGATTCGCTGGGAGACTCGCAAAGCAGGTAAAAGTCATAGCCGTTAATACTTATTTTCAGTAATTCATTAGCGGCACGCTCGGCATCAATACGGGATGAAAACGCTAAGCTTCCGCTACTGGCCCATTGCGAACGTGACTGAGAAATGGATACTGATTTGAGCACCACAGAAACGCCGTCACTCACACGAACACAACTGATTTGAGGCTGCATGAGGTAACTCCTTCTGATTTGCGGTTCGATAGGGATCTTAAAATCAATGGTAGGTAACGGTGGATTTGTGCCTATCAGGCCGCCGCCATCGTCCCAGTAACAAACATTGGGTGAAGGGGTAAAGTTGAGCACAATCGGGCTGATAGCGTTCGTCCAAGGTTCACTAAAGCGCAGTGTAACTTTACCTACTGGCGGTAAGTATTTACTGGAACATACCCACCGCGCGGCGTGTGGAGCCCATACAACAAACTTGCTATCGCCTTGGCTTTGAATGTCGGTATAACTAAGCGCTATCTCAGTCGCTAGTTGCTCGCCGATATGCAATTTAACGGTAATTTGCTGGCTCTTGGCTGCAGCTTGTGACCAAGGTATATCAAGCATATATTGCTGCGATTCTGACACGTTCCAATGACTCGCAGCGCGATGACTATGAGACTCAGGTACCAACCAATTCATATCGAGTTGAATAGGTACCAACGCATTTCGTCGCCACTCAACAGCGAACACTTCCCCAGCTAATGGCGGCGTATTCCACACGATTACGATTTGCTGTTTTAAGCTGATGCTACCCCATGCAAAAACGGCATTAGCGGCATGCGATTGACTGCGAGTACTGAGGGTAATTTGCTGCTCAATATGTTTGCCTGTCATCATTACAAGCCCACAAGCCATGCCAATACTTCCGGCCCTAATAGGAACATCTGGGATTAACACATTTTCAAAGCGCAGACTCAACGGTGAGACAGCATTTAGCCATGGCTCATTAAATCTCACCTGCAATGTCAAAGTGGATTCAGTCATCACTTTAATAGCCTAAATTAACGCTATGGCTGTCAACCAATGGCAGTTTAAACCCATCAATAATTCTGGCATTAAACTGCTCATCAGCATCGAACATAATAAAAATTACCCCTGCTAATGAGTGGTCCTTACGAATAAGATGCTTGACTTGGTTATCTGCTGGAATATCGCTTTGCCATAATAATCTTAAATTCACCCTTTCTAAGATGGCGAAACGCTCGGCAGCAGGGTCAATATCAACTTCAAGCAAACCCATAGGATAATTCGATTTTTCACGTAAACGTGGTGCAAACTTATCAGGCATACCATTCCCCTGTTCCTATCCAAAGATTTGAAGCACCCACATGACCAGTCGGTAAAAGATAAAAAAGGGTGCCATTCACATTACGGGTAATGGGTAAAAGTGCATCAGTAAACCCCGTAAATGAGGATTGAAATAATCCAGGTACTGTCCCTCTAACTGCGGGATGCAACATACTGTTGGTGCAATTATTCCCCGCTGAATCAAGGTACTGAGAAGCTGGCTGATTTGGCGAGTAGGTTTGTTGTTCTATTTGCACCGGAGCAAAAAACATATTCAACCCATCTATGGGCAAGGTTTTAATGGCCGTGGTGTTATATGTTGACCAAGCCATCTTTACTACCATTTGCTTAGGATTATGGCTGCCATCAGTTTCATGCATTTTAGCCACAGTAGCATTCTGCGATAGATAGGTAATACCGTCAGTCCAAGACGGCGATGTGGTCAGTGATGAGTCTGCAACTGAGCCATATACCATAGTGATAAAACGTGTCGCATCATTAGGTACCACACTGTCAATATCGCCGATAAAAAAACTAGGAAAGTGAGTGGTAGAAAGCTGAGTTCTATCGAAAGGTGAATCGCCATAAGTAAAAAAAATGAACGCTGCAGCAGTGGCAATCAATATCCACTTATAAGGATGCGGAGAACCACTTGCAAAACATCGCCATCCAGCACCATTGGTATTAGCCCAATCAGGATTAAGTGATGCTAAAAATGGGGCTGACTGAAAATAGAAAACTCCTGATAATACGTCCCCTGCAGACCTTGGCCAAAACTTAACAAAACTGCCCGAACCCTGTAGGGTAGAATTACGAAAAACAATTTGATTGGAGGCCAAGTCCATAAATGGCACTGACCAGCCAGCCCCCTGCTTTGAACCATAACCATCCACTAAACATTTCTTGAGTACGTTAATCAATTCTGATGGCTTGATGCCCTTTGACAGTTGCGGTGCACCCGCATCATCCCAACGATAAACAGTAACTGGTAAGCCCATTGCAATTGCTCCTATGACTCGTTACCAAAAAATGACAACACGGCGTTATCTTTAGTGATTTGGCTGTGGCCAACCTGCACATTTCGCAGCAGCATAATCGGATTTGAGGCCGCGAACGTGGCGAAACGAATCGCTTCGCCTTGCTGCCAACCGCCACCAAATGCACCTGAGCGAATGATGAAATAAGGGGCATTTGTCAGTGGGTTAATAGGCGTAAAATCATTCAGCGTATCGCCTGTGGCAATTTGGCCAAGACGGCGACCAACACAACGAAAAGCCGTAGCTGATGTCATAATCAATACCCAATCTTCATTCACAGCGGTGGTGTTTTTAACTTCAAACGGATAGTCAACCGAATTCACGTTGCCCGTAGCTGGGGCGCCATCGAGGTCCCAATTATTGGCCCAAGCAGTCATATCTCGCACTCTGCCGACTCGCGCCTGCAAGTCGCCAAGAATTTGCACACTGGCTAATGTGGTACCTAGCGGATATTCACGGGACAAAGGCTTGGCCAGCACAACGCTATTGCCTGAAAACGATGAAACTAGACCGAGTTCCATAATGGTATCGCTCAGCACAAACGGGGCGGAAAATCCGGTAAAATCACTGTTAATAGTGACCGTTCCTGCCACCTTGTTTACGGTAAAATGGTCATTATTAGGGGTCCATAGGCTGGCGCCATTGGCATCGGTAATATCCACAAACTGGGCATTTTCACGAATGGTAAACACAGTGCCGATAGAGCCTGTGACTTGCTGCACTTGGGTATGAGAAAGCGCGACAGTGCCCCAGCGTCTGAACATATCGACAATGCCATCATTGGGGATACGCAGTGGGTTTAGCCCATAAATCTCGGCGGGGGGTAGCTGGCGCAATTGGTCGGTAATGTCATAGCGCAGCGTGGTTAAATCCACCGGATTGGTAAATAACAGTTCAACCAAACCATCTACGATATTGCCGCTAATACCACTGCCAATTATCACCCCTTGGTTGTCAGATGAGGCGCTGATAATGGCATGGTCGGATATCCGTTCAACCTGCAAGTAAAAGCTCTCTAACAATGGATTAGCCACACTCAAGGCAAATTTAGCAGTAGTATCGCCTGCAGCCGCTGCAGTGGTTGATTCAACTAAACCTGAATAGGTCAGTGTAAAATCACCTCGGCTTACCGTTTGCTTAGTCACCACCCCAGTAAAATAATCAATGGTCGCCAGCAACTCAGTGGTGTCATACAACTTACCTATACCGCTATTCACATTTTCAAATACGTCCTGAGGCACATAGTTACTATCAGCAAACACAGCACGGCCTTTGATACTGCCGACCGTTAGCTGCTTATTCGCTGGGAATGCATTAGCGCTTGAGTAAATGCTGTATTTATACGCAGAAACATAATAGAGCGAGACAGTGGGATTATAGGCAAAGTGCACATCAGGCCGCAGCGTAACGGTCACGTTCCCAGTCCCGACAGTAATCGACTGAACTAATGAATTACTCCCACCGAAAACGCCAAAAGGATCGGTAGAAACTGCAGTGACAACATCAGTGTCTATCAGCAAATCCGCTGTGGTGAAGGTATAGCTGTACGTCCCTTGGGCACTTGGCTGGCTAATCACTTTGCGGATCACTTGGCTAACAGTGGCATCGCCGTTATCACTGCCACCCGTGATGGTATTACCTGGCTTTGGCGCTAAGGTGGTGATCGCAGGCAGTAACGACAATTGAGTTGCCCCCACAGCTAAACTTACCCCGCTGGCTGCGGCAGTCAGCTTAGTTACCCCGTGGAATTTTAATGGGGATGCAGTGTTAGATAATCGCAAGCGAGTGCACTTACTCTGGCCATTGATTTGCAAACCTGGTTCTGGTGTCGCAAACGGTATCGGCGGGTCGAATACTACGGTACCAACTGCACCGTTCACTATGCTGGTACGCGTGACTTTGCAAAAATGGGTTTTACGGGGCCATGCCACGTTTTCAATGCCAGGATATTCCACGGTAATACAGATCACTTGGCCAATCTGCAGATAAGTGGTTTTCCAATAGTCTCGGTCATTAAAGCGATAGGACGACTGCAGGTAATCTGAGGGAAATGAGTTTTGGTTCACAAGGAAGCCTGGACCACCTTCACGGATCAATTCCCCTGCAGTGACTGACGACTCAATGATCTCTTTCATATCTGTCATGCGAGACTCATCATCCAGCGCGGCAGACTCGATCATGAATACGTTAACTAATGGGTCTATCGGTGGCTCACTGATAAACACATGTGCATCAATCAAAGTGCTGGTGTCTGGCGTATCGAGCGCAGGGAACGCTTTTACAATGTCGATACTGGATTGGGCATGGTCGATATCGGATATCGCTGAAAATAGCTCATTAAGCTGGCCTGACTGCACAGCGTTCTTAGTCCGTTGGCCGCCAGCCTCATTACTTGAACCCAGTAACTCTGGCTTAAATACTTTTAAATCTAAACGGGAAATTGTCATATTAAACGGCCTTTAAACGGTGATTAACTTCAAGGTGATAGCCTCGATTTCGTCGGGGTCGGTATCGCTGTAATTGATCGCTGGCGTGCCGCTGATGGGCTGTTCTCTGTAGTCCCACATCACAGTTATTGCAGTGCCATTGATATCCAGGTTAAAGCTGTTCGCGCCCTTTGAATTGGCGTGGGCCTCAAGGGCGTTAAACACCGCTAATGTTTCTGCATCGCTGAATAACACCACAGGGCGGCCCGCTTGTTTAGCCGCGACTTCAACATGCTGCGAGCCATCGAGCGCAAACTCAGTGCTACTCACAAAGGGCGTATAACCAAAGCGGTTAAGCCAAATAAAATGTGGTAATTGAAGCGTGTCTAAGGTGATCATGAGGTGGCCTTAATCTGTTCTAGTTCGCGCAAAAACAGCAGCTTAAACTCATCAAGCAAATCGGCTTTCACCACATTCCCTGACGGCATTGCCAGCTCTAGCCGAAAAATTTGTACGCTGCCGCCTGTGTTCTGATTGCTCACCGATGCCGAAGCGGTGGGGCTTGCCGTACTGCGAGTGGAATTCGTCGCGGTGCTTGCACTGCTTGATGCACGCTCGATCGCCTGTGCGTTACGTTCTGCCGATTCGGCCTCGATTTGTTTCAGCTTAGTGCTGTAGATTTGCTGACTCAGTTGCAGTGCTTCTTGGGCACTGGCGATGGACTCTTTATCCTGGGCTGTGCGGGCAGCATCGAGCTGCGCCTTAAGCTCAGCCTGTTGCTGCTCATAGCGGCGCTTCTCGATAGCGGCTTGGTTATTGTTGAGCTGATCCATCTCATCTTTGAGACTGCCCAAGGTCGCGTTGATATCGTCACGCAGGCCGAGAATACGATCACGGGTAGCATCAATGGCCGCTTGCAGTGGCTTAAGTTCTTCGTCACCTAGCTCGCGTATATTCCACTTAGCCTCGCGGCTAATTTGATTGACGCGATCGAGGCTAATGCTTGAGCTTTCGAGTTCTTCAGTCCATTTACGGGTCAGTAAGGTTTCATTGATGATCTGCTTTTCGCGGATAAAAGCTTGGTTACTGAGCTGTGCCAGCACACCCCAAAAGCCAGTATTCACCCGCATATTGTTCATGATGCTTTTAGTCAGCTCATTAACGCGGGCGTTAAGTTTTTCGGTGCTATCTTCGTTAAAATTGAACTGTTTGTTTAAGTGGGCATAGGCACCCGCAAATAGGTTGACATACTCAGTGGCGCGGCCTGTGGTTTCCTCTAATTGTTCAAGTTCTTCGCGTTGCTCAATTAAGGTTTTAGTGGTCTTTTTTACCTGTTCGTCAGTCTCTTGCTCACCCTCTTCCAAGCCGCCCATTAAGCGTTGCAATATTCTGAGCACTTCAACTAAGCGTTCTTTTTGTCGCAGGTATTCTTCCGCCGTGATGCCGCCGTCTTTATAGGCTTGTTCGAGCCTTAACATCTCGTCAGATACAGCGGCATACTTGCTTTTTATCTGTTCATAATTCGCCGCTTCGAGTGCCTGAACCTCACTGAGTTGCTTAGTTTGATCACTTAACTTGCCCTGTAAACTAATCAGATCTTGTTGAGCTTTTGCTTTGGCTTTACTCGATACCGTCGAGCTGTTCATCACATCACGGCATTGCTTCAAACGGGCTTCAGTTTCTGCCACTGCGCGGCTTAGCTTGGCTTGCTCGGGTGAAAGTTCCTTCACGCTGTCTGTATAGCCGTATTGCTTCGCAGTCAGCTCGCTCAGTTCCTTGGTTAGCCCAAGGGTGGCGGCTTGCGCTTTCAAGGTTTCGGGTACCGCAGCGCCCGTTGCTTCGGCGGCCGTTAATGCCGCTTTAGCCCAGGCTAAAAACGCATCCTTTTGTTGCTCAATCGGTTCACGGTTGTTCTTAATCAGATTAAAGGCCGCTTCGGCTTTCGTGTTCACCTGCTCTAAGGCATGGCTACTGGTCAGCCCTAAATCCTTATAGGCTTGCTCCAATGCCTCGGTGCCCTTAGCCGTGGCATCTAGATAGGTTTGCTGCTCTTCAAACTTGGCGCGCAGTATTGTGAGTAACTTAACGTGGCCTTCGTATTGATCCCCCGCCGCCTTTAACGGCACTAAGGCGGCGTCAATTTGGCGAATGAAACCGCCCATACCACCTTTAACGCCATCGAGCGTTTTAGTTTGTTCGCTTAAGGTAAAGGTCAGGCGCAGCGCTTCTTCAACCGTTAATTTAATCGGCGCTACGACGTCAACCGCAGCCTGTTTGACTTCTTCCATGGCTTTAGCGGCGTTCTTCCACTTACCAGTGGCATCGTCATAAATCAGTTTGCCTTCATCAACCGCCTTGTTGAACTCGGCCATAGTGGTAAAGGCTACGCCCGTTTGCTCACTGAGATCCTTAAGTGAGTACTCCAACTGTTTGGCGCTAGACGCGGCAGCGCGTTTAGATTTTTCCAGTGCTTCTTCAGCAATCAATAATTCTTGGTATACCCGAGCGACCTCGATCAACTCGCTAATCAGCGCTAAGTACAAACCCGCTTTAGCCGCTGCTGCCAAGGCGGTTTTAAGTTTGCCAGCAGCTAAGGCCGCGCCCTCACTCGCCGCAGTGGTACCCATGATCGCGCCAGTGTAAAGACGCATCACGCCGATGGCGGCATTGGCTCCGGTAATCACATCACTAAAATAGCTACCGACTTTTAACGCTAGAAATGCCTTAGCCACAAAACCAATTTCATCACGGAAGTGGTACAGCATAGCAGCGCCATCTTGCACCGCTGAGCCTATGCTCACGATCGTGTCGCTGACTTGCTGCGCCCATTCCTTTAAACGGCCATCGGCGGCCATGGCGGCAAACTCAAGATTCAACTCACTGATCTGGCCCTTAAGCCAATCAAGTGCACCGGACTGAGCCACGAGATCATAGAAGGATGAAAGGTTATCTTTGAGGTTTGATACTTGGCCACTGAGCAAAGCCATCTGCGACGCTGCGCTGCCATTAGCGGCTCGGCCCATTTCATCAATCAAACCTTGGATCACATCGCGGCCAAGCTTGCCTTGCTCACTGAGTTTTTGCAGTTCGGTGGTGTTCTTTCCCGTGACCTTAGCCAGCATGTCCCATACGGGCACGCCGCGCTCAATCAGTTGCAGGATCTCCTCACCCTGTAGCTTTTGTTTTGCCCAGGCTTGGCCGAGTGCCAAGGTGATCCCCTCGACCTCTTGAAAACCGCCACCGAGTTTAAAGGCTTGATCCACAATCGCCTTCATGGTGCCGTTCATAGGATCGAGGCCAAAGGCTTTGGCCTTCACAAACGCTTGATTGACTTCGTTCAGTTGTAGCGGCACATCGATGGCGAATTGCTTTACCCAAGCGGTGGCTTGTTTGCCTGATTCAAAACCGCCCATCACGGCATTCATTTGCACGCCAAGACGTTCGAATTGATCGCCCGTGGCAAAGACATCCTTCACCGCTTGGGCCACGCGGTCAAAGCCCAAATAAGCACCCGCTAAGGCGGTCACTTGGCCGATCACGCCACGCAGGGAACTGGCATGATCACGGGCGCTGGCATTGCCCTTATCTAACTGATTAGCAAACTTATCGACATTGCGGCCAGTGCCGTCAAATTCGGCGCTTAACTTGCGCTGCGCTGTGGTCAGGTTGTTGTAGTCAATGCCCGATTTCGACAGGGCATTTTGCAGCTTAGTGTGGCTGGATGATTGCTGCGCTAACTCGCGCTGCATTTGCTCCAGCTCTTTTTCGGCCACATCAATAGAGCGTGCCAGCTGCACAAAAGGCGCATCCGTTTGGCTGGCACGTTGCTTTAAGTCCTGCAGTGCTAAGGCGGCAGCAGTGACAGCAAGCTCTTGTTGTTCAAGCTCATTGCGTGACCGCTTAAAGGTGTTGATCAGGTCTTGCTGGTTAGCCAGTTCATCGAGCTTATTGGCTAAGGTATTGGCTTTTTGGCTGGTCGATTGGCTGCTATCGCCTACGTCATCAAGCCCAGTTGCTAAAGGCTTGAGGTCATTAGTGAGCTGCTCTGTTTGGTTGCTGGTATTGCGGCCGCTTTGGGCCACTTGGTCTAACTGGTCACTTAACGGATCAAGGCTATTTTTGAGTTCATCAACTTGATTCGCACCCGTTTGGCTGGCATCACTCACGCCATCGAGTTCATCAGCGAGCGCCTGCGTCTTAGGATTCGCCGCATCCGACTCAGTGCCGATGCGCTTAAGCTCATCGACTAAAGCCGCAATGTGTTGCTTGCCCGTGGCTTCTGCCACGATCCGCAGGGCGAGTTCTAAGGTTTTATCAGCCATGGCTATCTCGTTAATGCTCTCGTTAGTATCTAAATAATCGGTGTTTAAACGGCGGTTAAATGGGGATTAAAGGGCATGGCAATTGAGTACGGCCATGCCCTTGGGTTAAGCAAAACCGCTTATGCATCCAACTCTAGGTACTCGAACGGATGATCTTTCCCCGTCACCAACTGTGCTTTGCCTGCTAAGGTCGCACTCACAAACTCGCTGGCGGCAAAATCGAGCGCCGCTGTTGGCGATAAGCTGGCGTCGAAAATTTCGAGCTTAATCGGTTTGCCTGTTTCGAGGTTTTTACCTTCACCGAAGAGCCGCGCGCGGGTTTGGGCGTTAATGCCACCACGAACTAGCGTGCCGCTAATGGCGTTATGTTGGCCTGTCACTGTCACCGCGCCGCCCGCTTCTATGTCGCCGCCTTTTACGGCGCGCACTAGCCCTAGGGCATAGTTCACCTCATAGTCAGTGCCCAGCACTAAGGTGGCAGCGTCTTTCTTCACCACAAAACCGAGGGCGGCAAAGTTACTTTTAGGTAGCTGTATCCAACGTTGATTGGTTGGTAAGGTCACGGCTTCATCGGTTAAGTTGCCGCTGCCAGTGTTCAGCACTTGGGTATCACCCAGCAGTGCCATAGCAATCAGTTCGGCGGGTTGATCGTCGAAGGACCATTCCACCTCAACAGGTTTTGCAATTTTCACCACGCTTAAGGCTTGGCCGTAGCTGTCTTTCTTTTTACTGCCACGTACCTTTTCGTCGGCGTCGGTTTTAATGGCGAGCTTAGTAGTGTTGATGGGACCAATGATCCCCGTTGATTGCCCTTGGGCATTTAAGCGGTCAACAAAGAAGTTGCCTGCGACTAATAATCCATTCATAGGATTTTCCTCATCTTAAGTTGTTGGGTTAGCTGGGTTTGAATCTCAGTTGCACACTCACGGCCACGGGGTAATAACCGTGGCTTTTAGTGAAACGGGGTTTAATCGGGCTGTTCACTCGCACAAAGGGGCCAAGCATCTGACCATCCACCGCAATGGACTTACCCACAATCGCGTTTAACAGGCTGACTAATAGCTCACCTGCTTGGCCTTCGTGAATAGATAAACGGCAAGCCAATACCACAAGCCAAGTCTGCTTAATTTGGCTGGTGTTGCCGCCTTGTGCGGTATCCGCCAGCGTATCGCCCATATACAGCACATGGGCGGCGGGGGTGATTTGGCTGCGCTCATCCACTTCGCTTAGCTCATTGGCTTGATAGACCTTTTTCAGCTTCTGGCTCGTCACTAATGACTCAAGTATTTGAGTCAGCGCATCACCTGCAGCAAGGTAGTTATCTTTAATCTCAAACATCAGATAAACCCCTTAGATGCACGGCGGCCAAACACGCTGCCTGCACTGTCGATGCTGACCACTAACTCACTTTGGCTAGCGACTTCACCCGTATCAGCTAGCCCCAAACTGATATCGCCTTTGCTCACTGCGGTTAAAAACTTCACCACAGCGGTATAGCGTTTCTCGACTTGTTCAGGGGCTTTATCGCCATAGAGGAAGTAACGGGCTATATCGCAGCAGTTACGCTCAAGCACGGCGGGAACAGTGGTTAACGGCAAGGTGTAACGGCCCACGATATAGCCATCAATCTCAGCCGCAGCATCACGCAATGCTTGCTCAAGCACGACGGTATTGATTTCCCCTGACACACTGTCTTCACGCTCGGTAAGCAGCATTAAGTCCTGTGCACCAAAGCGACTCAGCATGTTGTCAGGGGTGGCGTACATCAATTGGGCCATGGCTACTCACCTGCTTCGTTGGTGGTGCCCGATGGTTCAGTGCCTATCGTTTCAGCGCTAGGCGTTTCAGTGCTTTGGGTAGCCGTTTCGTTTTCACCTGGCACTGTGACTTTTACGACCTGAATCGCACTAACTAAGTCTGTTTTATTCATCGAGTTAACACCCGTGATCGCCAAGTCTTTTGCCAGTTCTTTCAGCTCTTTTACTGACAGTTCACCCAAGACTTTCTCTTCACCGCTAGGCTCTTTCACACCAGTGAGAGTGCCTGTGGTATTGGAGCCTAATGTCTGATCACCGTCTGGAATGTCCACACTCCCCGACGCTGGTGCCATATCACGCACGAATACTTTAAGGCGCTGGTCAGCTTCAAACGCTGCAACTTGCTCATCCGACAGCTCGGCCAGCGGTATAAGGTTTTCGCCTTTGGTAAGCGCCATGCCCGCACGGCGATAGCCAGTGTGCGCAAGACAGATAACCAACAGGACTTGAATGTTCTTAGAAGGATTCGCCATTTCATTGTTACCTCACTCGATGTTGGGGTGCAGGCGCATCCTTGTGCCTGCGATTCGCTGCTCAAACTTAAGGGGTGATCACCTAAAGCTGTGGCACCACTAAAATTTCAAACTTGCCCTTAAGCTCGTTGTTCACTGTGGTTCCGCCTTCATCAATCAGCTCACGCTCAAGTAGCTTGCGGGCAGCTTGTTCGAGTGATGCGGGCACCACCAACAAGTTCGGGCGAATTTTGAGCTTTTTGCCGCCATCACGGGTGAAGGCCGTCATCTTCTCGTAGCTGTCCCACAGGTTGGTTGCGTTAAGAGCACGCTTGTTAGCAAAGGCCATCTGCCAGAAACCAAAGCCCGCTTCACAGCGCATATCGGTACCGAATTGGAACTCGTTATTGGTCCATACTGCTGGGTCGGTTGGATTAAACAGGGTGTTTAAATCCAGCTTGCGACGCTCTTGGAAGATGAGTGGCTTTAATGGGCGCGTGGTATCGAGCAAGAACCATGGCTCACCCGTATAGGCACCATCTGCCACCATGTTGGCCACAGAAACATCGGCACCCGTGCCATCGTGTTTGGCATTCACAGGGTGGTCGGTGTCGAAGAAGTTTTGGCTGTCATAACAGGCAGTGGTAAAACCATCAGCTAACAGAGCAAACACCAGATCATCGGGGAACTCTTCACCTTCCTGCGCCAATGCCTGCACCATAGGTTTGTAAGTGCCAATGGTGTCGTCTTCGACATCATCACGACTAATGCCAATCGTGGTTTCAAACGTCTTGTTGGTGATTGAGTAACCATGCTCTTTGATGGAGTTGATCATCCGCGCACCAATCCATTCACGCATGGTCGGCATTGAGCCTAACCAGCCGTAGGTATTGGACTTAGTATTGCTTGGCACGACTGAGGCAATTTTTAAATACAGCGGCTCAGTCTTAGCTAAAGCATTTTGAAACTCGCTACGCACCATAGTGCGCAGGGCTTGTAATACTGGGGCGTTAATAGCAGCCATTATTTTTGCTCCTGATCAGCGGCGATAGCTTTAGCAAAGTCAGCGTGCGACATGCCCCAAGAATCGGCCATTTTGATTTGGTCGGCAGTGAGTGCCGCGAGTTTGGTGTCCTTGTCCTTGATAGGATCGGGAACTGTGGTGGTTTGCTTGGCCGTTAATGCGGCAATAGCCACACGCTCACCCAAGTTGGCAGTCAACGCCGCCATGGATTGCTGGCCTAACTTGGTTAGGTAATCACGTTCACACTCAAAGGCTTTGCCTTCGTCTATTGCCGCCTTCACGGTTTGCTCAACGGTAAGCACGCCGTTTTCAGCAGTTAGCGCAACCAGCTGCGCGCGAAGGGCCTTCGCTGTTGAAGCTGGCACATACTCGCTTAGGTCAACTGTGCCGACTTTAGCCGTTAGTGCAGTGACTTCTTGCTTTAAGCCATCCACGCTATTTGCTGCCGTGGTTAGCGTATTTAGTGCAGATAGCGCCGCGACCTCTTGCTCAGCCGTTAAGGCCGTTGCATCCTCGGGCACATCCACCCCAAGGGCGGCTAAGATTTTTCTCAGTAATGGGTTCACATGGAGTTCCTCTGTGTCGGTAGATTGGATAAGTTCGTGTGGATTGAGGCTTGTATTAAGAGCAGCCAGTGCAGCCAACGATGCGAGTGGCAACATGCCATCGACACCAGGGCGGTTAGTTAACGCGGCTGAGTGAATAAATTGCGGGCGGCCAGTGCTGGTGTCGTAACCGAACACTAGGCTGAAGTACTTGTATTCTTTGGCTGTAAGATAAGCGATGGCGTTATCGGTAAAGCGCGGCTTAATAAACAAGCCCTGCCCTTGCCGATATTGCACGTCATCAATGTTGAACCAACCCGCAGCGGGTGCAGGCTGGCCATTCTTCTCTTTGTTGAGGGTTTGGTGTTCGTAGTCAATAACCAGATCACCGGCTTTATGGGGGGTGTTTGCTTGCAGGGCCGTGAACGCAACGCTATCCATCAACCACTTGCCACCAGCTACATCATCAGGGCGACCATCTACGCTGGCAAAGTGGCCATCAGGCAGCGCCTGAATGTAGCCATCTTCACCAACCACAAAGGCGGCTTCTGTATTGACGTTTAACTGGCTGCTTAAGGCGGCAAAGCCCAAAGCGGTGTTGGTTGCAGACATAAAAAAGGCACTCTCAATAACATTGGAGTGCCTATGATGATCGAGTGAAGCGGGTTAGCGGATTGGAAAGGTTTCGGGATTAAATTTAATAGCATAAAAGACATGATTTTTAATGAATGATTAGCGCATCCATGCAATAATCAACTGTATATTTATACATTAGTTATGTATTCATTTTAAGATGATTTAATCATCAAGGGTTAGTTGTGGAAAATCAAAACTTTAAATTAGAAAATATAGATGCTGTTTCTTGGTTAAAAAAGCAACCTAGCTCTTCTATTAATCTTGTTATCACAGATCCACCTTATGAATCACTTGAAAAACATAGAAAAATTGGAACGACTACAAGATTAAAAGTAAGTAAATCTTCAAGTAACCAATGGTTTGAGATATTTCCAAATTCTAGATTTGAAGAAATGTTGACTGAAATATATCGTGTACTTCAGAAAAATAGCCATTTATATCTATTTTGCGACCAAGAGACAGCGTTTATAATTAAACCAATTGCAGAAAAAGTTGGTTTTAAATTTTGGAAACCATTGATTTGGGATAAAATGGCTATTGGTATGGGGTATCACTACCGTGCAAGGTATGAATTTATTCTTTTTTTTGAGAAAGGAAAAAGAAAGCTAAATGATTTATCAATTCCAGACGTATTAGCAGAAAAAAGAGTATGGAGGGGGTATCCGACAGAAAAGCCAGTAAACTTAGCCAAAACTCTAATTTTACAAAGCTCTTCTGAGGGCGATATTGTTGCGGATCCATTTTGTGGTGCTGGTTTTGTAGGTTGTGCGTCGTTATCTTTGAAAAGACAATTTCTTGGTAATGATATTAATCCAGAAGCTATCGAATTAACTAAAAATAAACTTAAGGGAACTGTTTAAATTTTTTCACCCAAGACTTCAATGTTTGCGCTCTTCTACGACTAGTGCTTTCGCTTAATCCATTACAGTTTTTGATCAAAAAATCTGCTGCTGAATCTTCATTTATTTGTAAGATAGATTTTACATCTTGATCTGCCATCCAAATGTAGCCACATTCAGTTTCTTCAAATTGGCGTTTGATAACATCTAAAAACTCTTTTTCCGAAGTCGCAGTAAACGCTTTGAAACCGATGGGTGTTATTTTACCGTAAGAATGCACCAAAGATAATAGCTGGCATGCATCACGGTAGTAATTCACTTGCCTAGGGTCAACTTTTAAGTTATCTGATGTTACAATTTTGTTACCAGCTGTTAACTCTAAAAATTTCTTTAAACGTTCTAAATTATCAGCCTGCGGCACCATTGTGCTGTCTAGGTATTTACCAATTCGCTCATCAACTTCAGTGAGTAGCTTTCTGACATATTCATGATCTAAAGAAAAAATCAAATCCGTTGACTTTTCATCAAAAAATTCAACTTTCAACTCATTACTTAGCAATATTTCAAATAAACTTCTCGCTATTCTTAAATCAATTTCTTTATTATCAAGAGCATGTAAAAATTGCTTCTCACTCGACACTTTGGATAAAATTTCATGTCCTTTATCTTGTAATTCTTCTAAATTGTTAGCTTTTACTCTATAAACAAATGATCCTACAATAGCATCATGATGATAAAAAGTGGAACTTATATCAAATTTTCTTAAAAAGTTTTTACAAAAATCATTAAATGCTTTTGAAGCGCAATCTAATATTCCTGAAACAATAGGAGTATTATTTTTCCTAGCAAAACGGATTCTATGAGTATGCTTTCTTGAACCATCATAATTAATATTTTCACTTATGAAAATATTCTCATTTGGAAATAGAAAGTTAAGTTTGTCAGCTACAACCTTACTCTCCTCTTTTTCATCCGTTTCTAATGATATATTAATTAACAATACTTGAGACTTTGAACTTTGTTTGATGACTTTAATAATTGGTATATCTTTCTGTTCTAATTTATTAACATTTTCTTCAGAAATTGGAACTATTAGCCATTGGTCAACAGTAAAATCATCATCAATACCAAGGCTATAGCAAAAATATATCTGCCCGTAATCATTTAAAGCAGTAAATGTAATTGGCTGCTCATAAAAACTGTAAACGTTATGGTAATAAAGATTGCCAAATGTTTCAGAGGTTAAGAAATGTAACTCTTCTTTTTTCATATTACTTTAAACCCCACAGGGAAAGCACCATCAAAAAACCAAGTTGTCACGTGACTACTTCCACTTTCAATTCCAACCATTCCATGCTCTACCAATACTGTACCGTGTGCAATTTTCTTATTACGGAATTTGTTTGGGTTTACTTCCATAACATTGACTATAGCTTTATGTTTAGAAAATAATGAAGTTCCATAAAAGTTTGGATTGTTGGCAAACTTGGGATACTTGACTAGATGAGCTTGTTCAGGATCCTTATAGGAAGCTAAGAAATCATTCTGAGTAGGTGGATTAGCGCCAACAATCCTATATAAATCAATATTTTGATTGGAAGCGTGTTCAGGAGGAACAATGATATGGGCAGGATAATCCGTCGGCCATTTTTTCTTTAGCATTCCATGCCTCTTTTCATTAAGTGTCTGCTTATTCAAACCTTTTACTTTAAGGTACGGGATTATAGCCACATTACCCCATATATTCAAACATTATGAATAGAAGCAATACTCAGCTCACAATAAACCTAATTTAAAACCCGTTTAAATCCTTGTTAAAGCGTTTAAGTGGTATCTGGATAAGCCGTTACACCAAGTTGAGAGTTTAGACGCTTAAATCTCGTTTGAGAGCTTTACGCTTCGGAGCTAGTCACTTTAGAATACTGTCATTACTTTTAAACCATGGACGGCACATGACCACCCCTTCGGCATCTCCTCAAGCGGAACAGCAGACTCAAACCCACGAATCCGAGACATCATTTTGGTGGCTTATCATTTTGCTGGCCGTTATTGCTGCTTTTTTACTTACTTTGTACTTTATGAATTTCAACGGGGGCTGGGGTAACCAAGGAGACTTTGGTGCATTTGGCGACTTTCTCGGTGGCGTGCTCAATCCTATCTTAGGCTTTGCGACTGTCGGGTTACTGATCTGGTCACTTAAGATGCAAATGAAAGAGCTGTCACTATCTAATCAGCAACTCGCTTTGACTCGACAAGAACTAACAAAAACCAAAGAAGAAACGGCTCTGAGCCGTAAGGCAATGGAAGCTCAAGTTACCCATCTGCAAAATGAAGCTAAGCTAAATGAATTAATAAGATTGATGGCGGTAGTAAAAATCAAATGTGACGACATGCTTAACTCTACAGTCACAGAACGAGAGTTATCGTTTGGCCTATTTCACTCTAAACAACCACGCTCTTATGGTAGATACAATCCATCTATCACAAAACGGACCTACCGAGATGTCATATACTGTTATATTCCAAGCAAATTGGGCGAACTATATGACGATCTTATTCCATTGTTACAGAGACAATATAACGAGCTTAATAGCTCTTGGAAGGAACTAGAACAGTTATTATGTCTGTATACTCGGCTAGCTTTGAGGTACTACCATATTAATGAGAGCACTGAATTTGCAGCAGTTTACCTGAAAGAAGCAGGAGAGATGCTAGCACCATTTCATAATATTTTTCAAACAGATGAAACAACAACGCTACTTCAAAAAGTTATACGTGCTAACAGTATTGCGATGTCATCTATGTTGTATGAAGACTTAGATGATTAATAAAAACTTAGCCAACTAAATACTCCACCAAGATCCCTAGCATAGATTGTTCATCCTCACGGCTTACGCCAAGGTATCGCCGCTCAGGAATCCCCGCTGGGCCTGCGGGCATATCGTCGGTGCCACCAAACTGGTGAATGGCGGCATAGATTTTATTGCTACCAATCGCCGCCCAAAAGTCGCCGCTGTCGGCAGTCACGCTGGCAGCTAGCCCGCCAGCACTGACCTGCAGTATCTTACCGCCCTGGCGTTTAGGGTTTGCCTTAAGGTAGGCATCACTTAAGGATACCCAAGCTTGTCCTGTGGTGGGATCGGCCTCGGCTTCAAACGCAGATTCGGTGGCCGATTCAAGCACAGCGGCAATATCGTTCATGGGTTCGCTTAAGTCATCGAGCTTATCCAGCAAGCTATCAAGCACCTGCAATACGGTGCCACTGGTAAACTGAATATCCACTTTACTCATAGTGCATACCTACCCTTTTAACTGGCCTTCAAGCACTTGGTATTGACCTTGCTGTAATTCTGCTAGCGATAACTTAAACACTTCCACTTGCCCTTCATTAGGTGTGCGCTGTAATGACCAATGGCTCGTGATAAGTAATTTGCTAGCTCGTTCATCATCCGCTTGCCATTCCGTCGAATAGACATAAAGCAAGGTTTGATTATCGCTATCCCATAGAACGGCCTCGGGCTTAGCCAGCATCAGCGGTAATTGTTGTAACTTGTTAGGCGTCACCGAGGCTTGCGCTGTGCTGAGTTGCCGCTCTTTTATAGCCAGCAATGCGCTAGGCTCGCGGCCTAAACGCGCCGTTACCGCAGCTTGAATTGATGGCGTCATAAACCCTAACGCCTGCTGACTTGAGCCTAGGCGCTTCTGCTGCTCTGGTTTGGCGAGTACTTCATCCGTCCACTTTGCAAACTGGGCTTGGCGCAGTGGGCTATTATTGAGTGCTTGAATAAACTGCGCGCGGGTATCGAGGGATTGAATAGTGCCCAGCTTTTTAGCGACGGCCACGTCGGTACCAAAGGCGGCTTCGCCTGGACTATAGGCCCAGCCTAAATCGGGGCTCATGCTGCTACCGTCAGGCAGATCGATACGCGCATGGGGCACGGTTAACACTTCACCCGTTCCGCGCGCGACTGTCTCAGTGTCAAAGCGATGGATATAGCCTTCGCCATTTTCCACAGTGATCCCCATCGCCTTCACCTGCGCCTCGGTGAGCGCCCGAACGCGGCAACGACAGCCCCAGCCATTGGGAGGATAAATGATGTCCCATATTGGATCGTCAAAGCGGAAAACTTTACCCCTAAGCCGCGCATGGGCTGGCCGTGTTTGACCGTCATCTATCGCGACATACTGCCAATAGGGGTGAGTTTTGGTGCGCGACAACATGCGCCGATAGCGCCCAGCCATGTAGGCGGTTTGCAGGTTTTGACGATAGATAGTGTTTAAGCGGTAGGGACTTCCCAACTGTACCTCGCGGCCATCGACTTCCTTTTTGCCCCACCATCCGAGCTTTTCGAGTTGAGGTTTAAGGTTGGCCTGAAACTGCTTAGCGGTTAACCCTTGGCTTAGGGCTGCATCCACTTCATTACGGATCGCCGTGAGCACATCCATCTGTGCCGCCTTGGCCACCGTAAAGGCACGGGCGTGAGCGCGAGTCCACACGTCTTGCCAATCGTCACTGATGGCAAAGCCTTTGGCACGAAAATAGGCCACCGCATCGGCGGGTGCTTGGTTAATGGCAATGCTTAAATCAACGGTTTTAGGCATTGGCGATTCCCCATAGTTCGGCCACAAACATTAACCGCGCTAAGGTTTCGGTAAGCTGCTCGGTATCCATGGCGGGATAGTCCTTTTCCAGTTGCGCCCGCAGCTGCTCCGGCTCGCTCTGCAGTTGTGCCAGTAATGGCTCTACCATCGCCATATAGGCTTCGCTCATTTGACCTTGAGTGAGTGCATCCAAGGCTTTATCTAAGGCGGTTTGGCTCGGTTCACTCAACGGGGCACTAGACGGTTGAGCGGCTAAAGCCGCCAATGCTGTCTGGTTAGCAGCGCTGGCATTGGGGTCTTCTTGCTGGATCACCAGCACGGCTTCGCCATTCGCGGGCTTAGGGATACGGGTCTTTTCATGCAGCCAGTTTTGTGGGATCTGCATGCCCATGCTGACGAACGCACGCAGCGGATACGCTAAGGCGCGTAAATCTTCGGCTTCTGTGGTATCAAAGACCAAACGTGGATGACGACGATGGCTTTGATAACTCTTGCAGTTGAGCGCATACAAGGGGGCTACTAAGTCGCGAGTTAAGGTTTCGGCAATCAGGCTAAGGTCAGCATCACGCAGCTCTTGGCGCACTTCGTTATGCACATTACCGAGCGCATTAGTTGAGCTTTTACCGTCGGCTTGGCTGGTCAAGGTACCGCCTAAAATCACCTTGCTCATGGTCTTTTCAGCCCAGCTAATCATCAAATCAAAGGGATCGGCTTGACCTGTGGCGGCACTCTCAAAATCCATCACCATGCCCTTGGGCATAATGCCACCCGCGTTATGGCCAATGCTCATCACTGCATTTAACAGGGCGCGCTTTTCCTCATCGCTGGCCCCCGCTGGATACTGACCAATCCGCAGCGGCAAACCGTAGATCTCAAGGAACTCGGCTAAGTCGCGCACACTGTAGTTTTTAAAAATAAAGGGCCAGATTAACTGACGCACTAAACCACTGCGGCTAACATAGCCCGACTTGGCTGGATGAATATGTTTGATCCAACCAAAGGGCCACAGGTCAGCGCCATTGACCGTGGCATCACGCAGCCGCAGTTCGTTGCGCCGCTCAGGGTGAGTCATAAACCAAGACGGATCGCGATACTCTGGCACTTCAATAAACCATTCGCCTAGCTCACGCGTCCAGGCTAACTCGTGCATGCTAAAGCCCTTGAGAATGGCATCACTCATTGACTTAATGAGCGTCTTTATCCAGTTACCTTCCTCAAGCATTTCTTGCAGATATTCAGTGTCGGCCTTTTCCTGTGGCGTCGGGTTACGGGGTGGTATTAAATAGTAATCCACGCCGATCAGCGCCCGTTTGCGCTTGTCTAACTCGGCATATAGGTGGCCGTCTTTCTCTTCGATATCTTCGGCCAGTTCACATTGAGCAATGAGATCGCCTTGCTCGGCGGCCTGTAAAATATTGGCTGCACTGGCGGGCGTCAAGCCGCTACTGGGGTGCTGGCTAAAGGTACGTTGCAAGCCAATTAAACGCACATCGTCGGTCTGCAGTGCTTTGGCTTCACGCTGCTTAAACGGCCGACCACTGGCGTCCAAAATACGTGATTCAGTTGTTTTTTCTTGCATTACCAGCAACCTCGCTGCGTTTGATGATCATCATCCTCATGGGCACTTGCTGCAGCATTCGGATTACGGTGATCACTCCTAGGAATGGGGGTGAACTCTATGGGGGCACCGTCTAAGGTGGAGGCGTATACCATCAAGAAGAGGCTGATTGCGGCATCACCGTGGCGTTCTTTTTCTTGGCCTGTGCGTACATCGCCAAGGCATGGCGTACCTCGACGGTTAATGCTTAAGGCCCGCAGATCAGTACTGGTGTCGTCGTCCCTTGGAATAGTGATAAGCCCATCTTCAAAGTGACTTTTAAAACGTGGCATTTGCTCGCGGTAAAAGGACTCAGACAGCATCACGCAGGCGATCACTTCACTACCGTATTTATCCTGGGCGTATTCCGCTAACGCTTGGCCGTTACCGCGCGCATCCATCGCGCCGCCCCTCAGCCGTGGCAAGCGGTCCACAATGTAAAACAGGATCTGCTCTTGTTGGCGAAAGGGAATGTTTTTAAGCTCAACCTGTAACTTAGTTTTAATGTGCAAGTCTTGGGCGATTTCACCCACGTCAATCACGGTTAAGTCACCACTACGGGCAAAGTCTTCACCAAAGCAATGGGGGCGCGCAGGGTCTAAGCTATCGAGAACCGGCTTTAGTTCATCCTCACACCATTTAAGGATCTCCGCCGCCCGTAAACTCTCTGGCCATTGTCCAAAAGCATCGTCTTTTTTAAGGCGAACAACGGGGCCGCTATCTGTCACGCTGGCCATGCGGGCTTCAATTAACGCGCGGTTAAGATAGGAACCACCGCCAGACTTTGGCACGCAGAAAGAAACGTTCGATAAAGGGCTTTTCCCAACCTGAGTATGGGTTAGCACGGCTTTGTTCTAAGTCGAGTAAGTGATAGATGCTCGTGGTTCGCTGGCTGACATAATCGCTGCCGTTATCGGTACGCATTAAGCCACCTTGGTTTGGAACTCCCCAAGCCAGCAAGGTTTTACGCATTAAAAGGCAAATACCTTCGCTTGATGAAGTGGGCGAAACAAGCAGTTTGACGCGACGAGTGAAGCAATCGATCACCGCAATAATGGTGTGTCGCCCTTCTTTCAACATGGCATCGACTGGGGTTGAGTCAAATTCCCATACATCGTTTGGCGCAGCCATCCATGGATAGGTTTGCTCAACCGCAGTCCGGTATTTATCGTTGAATTTTTTAGGGTTTGTAGTGAAAGTAAAGGCCGCTTGATTCTGGCTTATCCATTTATTCACCCATCGGCGAATGCTGGAGATGCTTGGGATCTGCCAAGGCATGTCGGTTTTAATCGCATAGATCTCGGCTAGCTTTTTAAGCTGCTTTGCCTTGCCCGCTAGATGCGGTTTAGCGGTGATCAGCCCCTTTAGGAAGTCGGCTAAGTCGGGCTCGTCGTTCAGTAGACAAGGACGCTCAACTTTATATTTACCAGCGAGTGCGCTAACGCCATCTTTTGCTAAGACCTTTTCCCAACGGCGGATCGTTACAATAGAAACGCTGCTAATAATTGAGAATACCCAGTCCGGTAGTGCAATCGAACGCTGGGCATACGCTTTGCAGAATGCTTTTTCACCATCAACGAGCTTGCGAACCTCAAGGTAAGGCATGCAGAATTTAGCCTTGGCATTGACGATCAGCATCTTTGCATCAGCCCGCTTTTGCGCTTTATCAGGTAGATTTATAAACTGCTGAATGCTCTTGGCTTTTTCTGTTTGACTCACTGCAGGGATTTGCAGTTTGGCAACAGCAGATCCCGCACGCATCAGGGACGTTGGAGATTTTGCTATCTGCTCCGCATCCTGTTTTGCCAGCTTCTGACGAGCCTCAAGGGGTAAACTATTTAGGTGATATTCAAATCCTCCACCTAGCCCTTGTCGCCTTTGCTTTTGCCAGTTTTCATGTTTTGCCCTATCACGGATGCGTCTATCCCCGACATCCAATAGCTCTGCAATTTCTACAGTGCTAAACCATTCCTTAGTCATGGTGCTCTCCCACTAAATCAACACCAAGGTATTCAGATAAAGCAGCCATGATCTTGATGGCTTTTAAGCGTTTAGGTTTACGACCTGTATTGGGTGCAAACCATTGAACGCACTTCTGAACCGTCCTTGGGTTATATCCATGCGTAATCGCCCACGCACGGCAGCTTTGTCCATTTGCGAGCAAGGCTGCATGTATATGACGAGCGCTTTCTATCTTCATAAGAATTACCGTGCTAATATTTTGATTATGTTCGCATTGCGAACGAACGCAGTTTAACTACAATACGTTACGCACTGCGTAACGTATTGCGAATATAGATCCGAGTTAGGCACAAATCAACAGCTTTTTGCTTTTTTGCGCAGAAAATTACGCACTAAAGTTATTTTAGTGCGCAAAAGATTGATGTAGTTTCGGTTTAATATTCAGTAAACCATTACTTATTCGGTAGTTTTTAAGTAATAACTATTGCTCTCTTGAGCGTTAAATAGATTTTGGTTCGAGGAAAATAATGAAGTCGGAAGCCTTACATTCAGATCCAACTTTAGATCCGACTTCCACAACTGAAGTCGGCACTCTTGCTGACCGTATTTCGGAAGCTATTGGGAAAAACAGTATTAGAGAGTTCGCCATTAAAATTGGCGTATCTGAAGGTACCCTACGTAATCTAATCAAAGGTGGAGAACCTAAGTTAGATACAGCAATACGTATAGCAGAAGAGGCTGGCGTGAGCATTCGTTGGCTTGCAACTGGCAATGGCCCTAAATACCCGAATCGCCAACGCGATGAAATTTCCCAGGAAGGTATTGTTTACGTCCACCAAGACCAATTCAATGAAGAGTATTTCTTGATTGAAGGCTATGACGTGGTGGTAAGCACTGGGCATGGTGCGTTTAATGATGAAACAGGTGTACGCAGACGGCTGCCGTTTAGAAAGAACTGGCTTAAATACCGTAGTTTAAAGCCCGAGAATCTTAAAGTCGTCTATGCCAAAGGCAATTCGATGGAGCCCGCCATACACAGCGGAGATAGCTTACTGGTCGATATCAGCAAAACGACGCTAGAAGACGGCTGTATCTTCGTATTACGTCTGGGCGACGATCTTTACGCCAAGCGCTTACAGAAACTATTTGATGGCGGCATAGAGATACTCAGTGACAACAAGGAGTATAAATCTCAGATTGTCTCTGCGGGTGAACTGCCAATGCTGCAAATTATTGGCAAAGTCGTGTGGATGGGTAAAAACCTCGATTGA